TACCCTTCCCTTTAGGTCATACTAAGCTCTATACCGATACTGATCATATGCATTCTATCTCCGATCGACTTATTGATGTGTTCTTTTCCGGGCAAGTAATTACTCGTGATAGAGCGGACATGATTCGACATTTACGTGATTTGGAATCAGAAAATCAGTATAATATTAATGTGAATATAAGCGGCGGATTTTTACAAGGGTTAGATGGTAATACATACTCTGATACAATGAGAAGTAGTAAAATATGTATTTGTCCAGCGGGAACTACTATGCCTGAAAGTTTTAGATACTTTGAAGCCTTTAAGTCAGGTACAATTGTATTTACGAAAGATTATATACCAGAGACGGATCTATACAAAGACGCACCTGTTATTAAGATGAGAGATTGGAGTCAATTAAAACCGGCTGTTAAACATATCTTAAATGATGTTACATTATTGAAATCATATCTAGAAAGAACTTCAAACTATCACCTTAATAACTATTCAGAAAAAGCTTGCGCGGAGCTTATATTATCTAAATGCAATATATAACCGGAGAAAAACTGCAAGAATTGGCAGAGCATTCTATTGTTTTGAATAGTAATGACAACGGCGGAAGTGAGCTCGTAAAAACACAACTCAGCAATACAGATTGTCAATACACATATTTTGAGAGAGAAGCATTACATTATAATATATCAAATGAGATTTTGAAATCTAAAAGCTTATTTGTATACACACATATACTACAGTGGTTTTTTGAAAATATATATCCTCTTTTAACAGGTCCGTTCGTTTTAGTAACACATAACTCTGACCATAAAGTAGGTCAGGAATTTAAAAAATATCTCGATGATAGTAAAATATATAGATGGTTAGGTCAAAATATCGGGTTCGAGCATGAAAAACTAATAGCACTACCAATTGGTATTGGTAACTCGCAATGGTCACACGGTGATCAGAATATGCTTAAATCTATTAAGCTAAAAACATCAGTAGAAAAGAACACTCTTGTGTATAAAAACTTTTCGATTGCGCCTTATGGTGATAGAGCGGTTATTAATAATACTACACACACGAATGGGATTTACATGACATATAACGATACGCTACAACAGCATTGGGAAAATATTGCGGATTCTCACTTCGCAATCTGCCCAGCCGGTAACGGTATAGACACACACAGGTTGTGGGAGTGCTTATATTTAAATTGTATGCCTATAGTGCCTAATCATATACATTATAGGCGATTTAAAGGCTTACCAATTATATGTGCAAAGGATTGGAATACTATAACACCTAAAAGTTTGAATAGAATGTTAGAGTCTATGAACTACGATAATCTGTTTAATGACAACCCAAAGCTGGATTTAGACTACTGGCGTGCTTTAATTAATAGGTTAACAAAAGAAATATGATATGAAGATAGGTATAATAGTTGTCAGTCACTATAGTAATATATATAAACACTTCGATGCTATAAGACGCGATATATTTACACGAGAAAAAATACCTTGTATTTTTTCATATAATGGAGAACATCCAGAAATTCCATTACCATGGGAAACTGTATATAGGGACTCCGGCATGCACCCGATGATGTACAATAAATTTATACAAACGTATATGGATATACCAGAACTTTCAGATGTAGACTTTATTGTGAGGGTTAACTCGTCTACCTTTCTATCACCAAAACCATTGATTAAACTAATCAATAGTCTACCGACAGCGAACTGCTATGCTGGTCCTAAACTAGGACACGATCCGGATGCTTGTATATCTGGAATGTGTATTATTTTTTCTCGAGACGTGATGAATAAATTATGTGAAAGAGGTCTTACATCTGATAATATACCAGATGATGTTAATATAGGTAATTTTATGAGATCTAATGGCATTAATTATACAGACACAGATCTAAGCAAAATAAAACAGATTCGACTAGAACCGGGATTTGTTAATATTATTAATAACAATACAATACTTCCGGAGGAACATGAAATATATTCTCAGATGATAGGTCAGCCTATAACAAGAATCAAAAACGAAAACAGACTATTAGATACTCAAATATGGAATATATTATATTCTAAATACATTTATGAAAACAGAAATCGATACAATATTGCAACAGAAGGTTAATACGCCTTCCGATATCAACGAACATCTCATGACGCTGAAAGAATACGCTACTCAATGTAACGCAGTTACAGAATTTGGTGTACGTGATGTTACATCAACATGGGCGTTACTCGCGAGTCGCCCAAAGAAGCTAGTATCCTATGATATGCAACGCACTGATAGTATAAATAGGTTAATTGTATTAGCTGATAAAGAAAATATAGACTTTAAATTTATTGAAGCGGATACATTAGCAATTAACATCGAGCCATGTGATATGTTGTTTATTGATACGTGGCACGCTTATGGTCAATTAATACAGGAGCTACATAAACATAGCAATAAAGTAAGTAAATATATTATTATGCATGATACGGTATCTTACGGTTACAGAGATGAATCTACTGAAGTCAAACAAACCTCGAGCGACATCTCTAACGATAAAGTTGGTTTATTAGCAGCAATTGAAGAATTTTTAGATGCTCACAGTGAATGGGTAGTTAAAGAAAATTTCGTAAACAATAACGGATTAATGGTTATTGAAAGAGTTGATTAATATATGAGTTGATATTCGGTTGATAATATCATATAATTAATATATGATAATTGATGATATAAAGGTTTATGACGGGGAAATTTTACACAATCGCTTCGCGTATAGATATTTCAGGAATAAAACATTACCGATTGGTAATATTTTAGCGTTCAGAGCCCCTATGATCGTTGAAGCGGATGGTATGATCGATGAAGAAGATGTTCTTAAGAATGAATTTATTTATAGTGATGATGCTATTAATTTCCTCTGGGAGATACCATACTTAGACTCGTTTGGCGCGGTGGCATATCAACGACTATTCAACACACAGTTAGCTAACATTCTCCATGGGTATATCAAAGCACCAATTGAGATGGATGGTGATGATGTTATTGTTCATAAAGAGCATGAACAACATGGTATTGTACAACCGAAAGGTAAATGTAGTGTTAGTATTACTCACGTAAAGGGTGAAGCAGCTCTAGGTCATACCGGTATAAATATTAAAGCAGGTCGAAGAGCGCCGGCGCATGCATATTCCACTAACCTCGATGACCAACAAGCTGAGCAATTTATGCGTGATGTTATTGATCTGTTTTATGGGTTGAATGATGATATTTTTATTGCTACTACTAAAATTATTAGTAAATGAACATTCTTGTTACTGGCGGGTTAGGATTTATCGGTAGTAACTTTATTAATTACCGGCTAGCCAATTATAATGACCGTATATATAATGTCGATAAAAAAACGTATGCCGGTCGAGTATCTAATATTGATAGGTCTTTAACCTCTTCTAATAATTATAATGAAGCTGTACTCGATATTAATAGTACAGAAGCGCTAGTTGATATATATAGAAGTGAGAGTATTGAGGCTATTGTTCATTTTGCCGCGGAAAGCCATGTTGACAGAAGTATAAGTAACGCGGAATCATTTATTGAAACAAATATCAACGGAACATATTCACTTCTTGAAGTCTTTCGGCGATGTCACATGACAGATCATAAATTTATACATATTTCTACAGATGAAGTATATGGAGATCTAAACGAATACTCTCCGGCTTTTACAGAAGACTCTATAATAAAACCCAACAGCCCGTACGCGGCAAGTAAAGCCGCGAGTGATTTATTATGTAGAAGTTATTATATGACGCATAATCTCCCTATATGTATTACCAGGTGTTCAAACAATTACGGCCCAAACCAATATCCGGAAAAACTTATTCCCTTAATGATTCAAAAAGCTATAGCGGGAGAAAAATTACCGGTGTACGGTACTGGTCGAAATATACGTGATTGGATCCATGTCTTAGATCACTGCAAGGCGGTATCGAGGGTATTAGATGATGGTATACCCGGGGATGTATATAATATTGGTGGTGAAGAAGAAATTAAAAATATTGATATTGTAAAAATGATTTTAGTTCTTTTAAATATTTCCTATGATATGATCGAGTTTGTAGAGGATAGAAAAGGTCATGACTGGAGATATGCGATGGATATAACAAAAATAAAAAATAAATTAGATTGGGTACCGGTTGAGAGTTTGCAATCAACCCTTAAAGCTCTTATCGAACCACATATGTCTAATGCTATTTGACCTCTTAGATAAACTTCTAGTATCAAAGAAGAAGATCGATATTAATATCGGCGACGAAACTGTGCATCCGTATATTATAAATAGATGGGTGTCTATGTATTCGCCTCAAATGGCTACTATTATTAATAGTACCGGTAATTGGTTATATAACATATTTGATAATGACAGTAACCAATATTTTAATTTTTTACAGAGATTTTTACCGCGGTTACAATCTAAGCGTATATTTTATATTAAAAAGGCGAAAAAAGAAGATAATAAAGATCAAGAAGAGCACAACGAAGTAAAACTTCTAGCTAGCAACCTTGAATTATCCGAACGGGAGATTAAATTATTGTTAGAGTATGAGCGCCAACATAGACCAACTAACACCGACTAAAAGTTTAATCGATCTCGGAACACATTCAGACAATGATTTCGGACTAGCGGATTACGATTTATGTAATCTTTTTGATGATCTAATTTTAGCTGAGTATGCAGATGAAAGCCTTGACGGGGATGTTATGAGAGGTGGAATCGTTGTACCGAGTAATACAATCCACCGCGCATGGAGAATCGGTAAGGTAATTTTAGCAGGTACTGGATGTAAAAACGTAAAGACTGGAGACCATATTATCTTTCCTCATGATAAAGGTGTACCAATCTCAGGCATTACAATTGACGGCCATGGCGATCTCGCTCATGGTATTTTCTTAAATGAAGAACGGTTGTTTGGAGTTTGTAAGCCTAGAGATGAAAGTAGCACATCCGACTCTTAAAGCTCTTTTAGAGAAAAACGTCTTAGAAATAAAATTTACTAGACGTAGACCGAAACCCGGGCTTCCTCCAACAAGAAGAATGTTATGTACAAATAGTAATAATGTTCTGAGATCCGAACCTGGTCGGAAGCTTCTCAATTATAATGAACCTGTCAAAAAGAACCCTGGATATAATCCACGGGCAAAGAGTATAGTTATTGCATGGGATATATTAGTACAGGATTTTAGATGTATAAGTGTTGATGACTGCGATATTGTGTCTATTATCAATGATGATGAAGAATTTTGGTCATATTACAATGATATATTATACCCGATGACACCGAAACAAAAAACAGCTTTTATGATGTCGTGAGATCGTTTACTAAAATTAGAGAAGCATTAGATGATATTCTTCAACGAAATATTGAAGTTGTTTATAATAATAAAGCTATACGTAAAGGCACGTTAATATTATATAATACAAAAGACTACTATCTAACAATTATAATAAAAACTCCCAAAACAAATAAATCATACGATATATTATACCCTTTCAACACTGATATAACAAAAGATCGAATAACATTCGATTATAGTTTAGATAGACTTGCCCTAGATAATAGTAATACTCTGAGAGAGCTATTCTCGAGTATTGATATATCTTCTTCTAATAAGTTTCTTAACGGTCAGCTCCATATAGTTGTAAAGTAATCTTGTTGTTCTCCAGGGCATCGTAAGTACATAATACACCCGTCCGACGACAGGGCATATTATGTCTTGTATGATTTCCAGGTTTACCGATTTATCAAGACGAAGTGAATACTCATATGAGATTTTAGCTTTATGGAGAATCCTAACCTATAAACTCCGGTCTTTCGACCGCTAAAACATATCGACAAAATGTCGTAGTTCGGTGTGATGCGCGTTTTACTGCGCCGTTTTTATTCTCGTCACTTCACGAGTGAGTTTAATTTAGCTCTGTCTATTCCAGCAGTTCTCTCTGCCGAGTCAAATCCTATCCCTTGAAGTAACCACTCTTCACGCTCGTGTACCGAAAGCGCCGATAGGCATTGTTATAGCGTTTTTCCACACTTTTACAATATATCATTTTATGATATTAAACAAGTGAAATCAACTAAATATTTTATATAGTATGAAGAGTGATCCATTTTATTTCGAAATAAAAGATCTTATGACACAGTTTGTAGCTGCATTTGATGATGTGACTATAAAGAGATATAATAAGGCCCGCGAAGCGCAAGACAAGATACAGGTGAGATATGTTTATGCACCGAAACAACGTGTGTTACATGATATAATTAATAAAGCTAAGCATATAACTTTACCAGTGATAGCTGTTAGTATTTCTAGCGTCGCTAGGGACCCACAAAGAGTTTTTAACAAATTAGACGCCTCGTATCATTTAACCACACTTTCAAATACACCGAGCGGTATGATAGGCAGAGAGGATAAAGTACCTCAACCTATACCAATTAATATATCAGTTAATATGAATATTATGGCAAAATATCAATCTGATATGGATCAAATTCTCAGTAACTTTATACCCTATAATAATCCGTACATTATAATTTCTTGGAAAGTACCAGCGAGTTTCGCATCTATCGCCCAAGAAATTCGGTCAGAAGTTTTATGGAATGAGAATATTGGCTTAAACTACCCAACGGAATTAACGCCTGATTCGCCATATAGAGTATCAGCAGATACGTCATTTACAATAAAAGGATGGCTATTCCGGAAACATACAACACCGGTGAAGACTATATTTGAAATAGGTACTAATTTATATGCAATTGAATCCGTCCCCGGAATGCCAAATATAACAACATCTGACAAGCTATCAACTTTCAATTCATTATTTGAGGATATATAATATGGGATCACATAAAGAATCATTTAAGATATATGGTCGACCGTTGATAACCAATATAAAGAACTTATATACAAAGGTTAACAATAAGACGACTGTATCGATATTAGGACTAGGTTTTTGGTCGAACAATAAGTCGGTTATATTATCGTCGTATGGTACATCAACACCGTATTCCCTAACAGCAGCTTTTTCCGGAATGGAAACAGATTTACTAGACGCTCCATTGTTCGGTAAAACAACACATGAAGTTGTCCGCACATTCATAATACCTCCAACATCTGGTAATATTTTTTCCGAACAAGTCTCAGCATACGATTTATATAGTCACATGGTATTAGCGACAGATAGTGATCCAACGTTAGCAGCAAAATACCCACCTATTACAGGTATAGAGGTTTCCCATACAATAACATCAGAAAACAATATGACTCTTAATTTACCAACAGCGTCTGCTATCGGGGTTGTAGATATAGTTATCGCCAACCGCGCCGGATATTCGAGAGCGAGTACTGACATTTATCAATCAACTGATAATACTGCTAGCTTCTATACGACACCTGCAGTTTCTTCATCCGGAAGGATTGTAGTTCAATGATTATTGATTAAATATATATTACTATGGCAGACGTACAAAAAGATAAAGGTAGCACAAGACAGTTCGGTCGCGATTTCATGCGATATGTTTCATCAAATTTACCGTATTCAGGCTCCAACAATACATCGATGGAGGCAATTGGTGAGATTAACCCAACATATAAACATTTTTATGATACAGGGACTAGGCGCGAGAATGTTCTAGCAAAATATAGTGTATCAAGAAAAACCGAAGACGGTTTTGCAGAAGGATCAATAATGGTCGACCCGAACTATCATCAATATATGTATGCAAATGTTGATGTAGATAAAGGGAAACGATTAATGGATTACAGAATAATGTCAGCATACGCTGAAGTCGCTGACGCTCTAGATGAAATATGTGATGGTGTAATCGTTGAAGATCAACGAAATGATATAGTTAAATTAAAGTTCAGAGATCAAGATTTTAGTAATACTATATTAGATGAATTGAATAAAGAGTTTAAAAAGATCGCAGATTATTATGAGTTTGAAGATAAAGGATGGGAGTATTTTAGAAGTTTATTAGTTGACGGTGAAGTGTTTTTTGAGCATGTAATACATGAAGATCATACCGAGGCTGGTATTTTAGGTCTAGTAGAAGTACCGACCGAATTAGTGGATCCGATATACGACAACGTTCAAAATATGCTCATTAAAGGTTATCTATTGAGGCAACCGGTTATTAATCCGAAGACAAACACTGTCGAAAAGTACAATTTTGTACCTTTTGATAAACATCAAATGTGTTATGTTCATAGCGGTATATGGAATGAAGACAAAACAATGAGGTTGCCATTTGTTGAAAACTGCCGGAGAGCTTACAGACAGTTAACAATGATGGAAGATGCTGTTGTTGTTCATAGATTAGTCAGGTCTCCAGAGAGATTAATGTTTAATGTTGATGTAGGTAACCTATCACCACCTAAGGCGGAAGCTTACCTCAAAAAACTAATGCATAATTATTTTAATAAAAAGACATATGATAATAGTACTGAATCGAGAGTTAATACTTTTGATCCTCAATCTATGTTAGATAGTTATTGGTTTGCAAAAAGACAAGGTAGTGAAGGTTCGAGTGTGCAAAGTCTTCAGCAAGGACAAGGTTTTGATAATATTGAGGATTTAGCATACTTTGTAAAGAAGCTTTATAAATCTCTACACATACCTGTCGGTCGATTAGATAGTGCTTCTGTATATGATGACGGTACAAACATGTTGAGAGAAGAGCTTAAGTTTGCGAGAACGTTAATTAGATTTCAACAAAAATTTTCCGCTGCCTTAAAATCATCTTTTGTAACACACTTAAAGCTAACAAAGTTGTGGGATGAGTACGATTTAAAAGAACACCACTTTGATGTTGTATTTAATCCACCAACGAATTTTTATACATTAAGAGAGTCTCAAATAATGGAGCTCAAATCAAATAACTTTACAAATATAGGTGGTAATGAAAGCGTATCTCAAACCTACGCTATGAAGAAATATTTAGACTGGTCCGATAATGAGATAAAATCAAACAGGGAATGGCTACGTAAAGATAAACAATTAGCATGGGAACTAGCGCAGATAGAACAATTCGGTCCAAACTGGAGAGAACAGCTACTCGCGCAAGCCGATCAAATGGAAGCCGGAATGGAAGCAGCACCAGGCGGTGATTTAGGTGGTGGGTTTGGCGGAGGCGGTTTAGGTGGTGGTATTGACTCACCACCGGACTTCGGTGGCCCAGTAGGTGGAGAAGGTCTAGGAGGACCGGTACCGCCACCGGCTGAGCCTGGCGGTGGTGAACCACCGGCGGGTCCTCCCGCTTAGTTTGCCTAAATAATTTAAATGGGCCATATATCTAATTCAGTTTCAGCTTCACCTGTTAGCAATTTCTTTAGTACGCATCTAA